TCAGGAACGATGTTGATAGGATAACCAAGTAATGTTCCAGCAGGTGCTCCAGAAATTGGAACTGGATTAAAAATAGGTGAACCAGTAGTAGATGATACTAATGCAACAATGTCTTTCATTGCTCCACGAGGTAAGAACCACTCTGGACTAACGCCTCTTTCTAATTCAACACTGTAAGCAAGAGTTACAAGATTAGCATATGTAATAGCTGCAGCCATAGCAACTGTACCAGAAACTGATACACCAGCTGTTACTGCAGAAATAGAAGTGGTAAACTCTGTACCATTGAACATTTCACCGTCTAAATTCTGACCGATAGATTCTGCAATAGCAGGTTCCACCCAATCACCGACTACATCAAACATTTCGTCAGCAAGTAAGTCATTATTAACTACTTCATAACTACCAACTCTTTTGTCGATAGTAAAAGCAAGTTGTGCTAGAGTAGTAGCAGCACCAGCATTGGCTGTACCAAATGCCTGTGCATCAACAGTAGCTCTAGTTCCCTTAGCAGGAATTTTAAAAGCATTAGAACCAACATTCATGATTCTAGCTTTAGAAAGGGCTACAGATTTAAGTTCTGCAAGTCCTAATAGTGCATTACTGTATTCAATAGGTACTGCATAAGCACCAGTATTAGCTTCAGTCAAAGCTTTGATCATTGTTTTAGCTACTTCATCCTGTAAGTCTTTGGAAACAGTAGTTTTAAAGTTAGAAACCATATCAGGATTAAAACCTTTAAAGGTATAAATATTAGTACCTGAATTTTGTTCGAGGATAATTTGTTTACCCTGCATCTTCTCCATGGAATCTTTCAGTTCTGTATTATCAGTAAGAAGTTTTTCATTAGCTTCTTTAACTGCTGCAATTTCTTCTTTCATTTCTGAGGTCTGTGTTTTAACTTCGTCTTGTGCGAGTTCTTTCAATAGACCTTTGAGTTCTGTTTTAATTTCGCTCATTTTATTTCTCCTTTGATTGGTTTGGTCGTTTTGACCTAACCATAATTTTATTTTACCTTACGGTATTTTTAATCTTTGAGTTCTTTTAGGATATTTTCTAGGTCTATGTCTTCAGTGTCTGGACTAGGTGTCCCACTAGACGACTCGAATTCTTTCATAATTCCCTCAAAGTAAGAATCTTCTTGTGAAGGCTCTTCTTGCGTAATGCTTTTTTCTAGAACAACAATGCGCGCTTCTAGATCTTTAATTACTTCTTTGTCTGTGTCTTTTGTTTCTGGAGTCCATACTTCTAATTCTTCTTCTGTAATTACTACATCTTCAAAAGCCTTGTTAATAGACTTCCCAGTAGCTAATGCTTCCTGGTTTGCAGGTACATTGACAATAGATAGTTCAAAAAGCTCTACCTTATTAAATATACGCTGTCTTTTTTTCTCATCATACTCTACCTTCTCATAATCTGGCATAAAACCAATTGATGTGGCATTCAAATAACCACCCTTTAACAAACGATATACTTGGTCTGCAAAAGGATTGGTCTCATAATCCGCAAACTGTATTTTCATTTTTAAAGTATCACCAGATTTAGTAATTCTAACTGCTTTACCAATAGGTAGGTCATTTCTATTATGACTCCACAAAATAACAGGATTCTTCTTGTAATTTTTTAAGTCTATACCTTTAATTTTTATAACTTCGTTGTCACGATCAGCTACTTCTTTAGAGGCTATAAACTCCATAGTTCTTTTATCTTCTTTGTCAGCTTTTATTTCAAAACTGTTTGTATAAAATTTTTCCATTTTAACTCTCCTTTTTAAATGATGGTGAAATACTACATCTACAGTTTACAGAATCAGGAAACATCTCACCTGATGCAAATGGTTGATCAATCGGTATAGCCCCTTGAGCAGCATTAGTTTTATGCTCAGCTCTAACTTTAGAATCACCAGCGTCTAACCATTCTTTTTTTGTAATACCGTTTTTCTTATATGTTTTAAAAGACGACTCACTCATAATATTTGCTGTCTCTGTTCTTGCAATTATTTTACTTCTACTAGTAGAGAAATTATAAACATCTTTTAATCTTGTAGATAATTGGTCTATAGATTCTCCAGCTACAACACTAACTTTAACTTCACTTCTCAACTTCTTTGTAAGAGTAGTATTTATACCTTTAATTCTATTAGAATAAGTATTAGCTAAAGCAGCATCACCTACAGCTACTCCTTCTATACCTAGTAAATCCATAGAACCTTGCGTTGCTACTCTAGATGTTTCTATATACAAAGGCTCAGTCATTTTTACTAATTTAATATCTTGTTCATTCTTTAACTTATTGAGTTCATTTAAAATAAGTGTTTCATCAATAGTAGCCTTCGTACCATTGACTAAAGAAATAACATCTCTTCTATATTCAAATATAAACCTTTTAATTTTAGAATGAAATATCTTTTCTTGATTCCGTTGATCTTTCAAAAATCTAACACGGTAAGCATCTTTAGCTTTGGCTTCTTTTTCAACAACTACTTCAGTTGAATACTCTTTAAGAAGTAAATCTAATTTAATATCTTTCTCATCATCTAATTGTTCCATTTCTAGGGCTTCATCTATCGAAATAAGCGTGGTAGGAACATAGCGAGTATCACCGTCATCATTCTCTTCCATACCTAGTCTAAAACGGTCATTTACTTCGTTTCTAGTATAACCTAATTCAAAATATTGACGAGCAGCTTTAACTGTTTCATTAACATCTTTTTTCAATTCTTCTACTACAGAAAAATCAAATTGAACTTCCAAACCAGGATAGTTCTTTTTAAGCATCAATGTATTAATATCTTCTTGTAGTAATATTGCAAGAGGTTTAAGTGTAACCTGCCAGAACTGTCTATTTTGTGCTTCTGCTGTGGCTCTATCTATCTTATCTACTAAACCATATACTGATTTAGGTATACCATACACTTCTATAATCCTATCTTTAATTTCTTTTCTACCATCGATGAATTCAGCGTCACGCATAGTCATTGCATTCTCACTATACTTCATTCCACCTAGTAAAGCTCCTACTTTGTAAGCATTAGCACTTCCCTGATGAGCTTGCATCCATTGACCAAGAACCTTCTGCATTTCATCCATAGTAGTATCTTCATTACCAGTAATAACACCACCAACTCTTGTGCCATTTTCAAAGAACTTCTGTCCGTATTTAGATGCAGCCTGTTCAGTATCTAGCTCAGTTTTTATAGTATTTAATATACTACTACCTCCTGAACCAGTGCTATTAGTTGGGTTAAACCCACTAAATTCTATTACTTCATCTGTAGAGAACTTAAGTTTACCATAAGTATAATATTTTACTACTCCATTACTGTCTGTATGTACTTTTAACATACTAGGATTGAGTGTGTATAATTCTTTTATAATCCCATATGCATTACGATTAATTAACCAATATACTTTATCATATAGTAAAAAATATGACCAATGTGTTAATTTAAATTTAAATCCGCTAGTAATTTCATTTGGACTATTTAATATTGACCCTAGTTGCACATTATTTGGATCGTTTAATGCCTGTATCTTTTGTCCATCTTTATATACATTCAATGGTAGTTGTGCTAAATTATAAGACATAATATCTATTGACCGTCTTATTGTTCCATTATTTGTATAAGGACCACTATTTGATATCTTACTCCAAGTCCCGAAAGTATTACCATCTACATAAGCTAGAGGAATCTCAGTACTAGACTTTTCAGTTTTAGGGGATTCAGGGCTCTGATTGAACCAATCTCCAAACCAATTTTTAATATTCATAATTTCTCCTTTTATATCCCCCATCTATTGACTAGCAAATATGACTCCTACTTCTTTTTTCTGTCTGAACCTAGAAAAAATAGCATATCTCAATGCGTCCATAGCATCGTCTTCATGCTTAAATGGGTCTTCAAATACTTCACCATCTTTGTTTTCTCTCCATTTATAAGCACTTATTTCTTTTAATATATTTCTACTAAATTTTTCTATCCTCAAATCACAACTTTTAACAATATTTATACCTTCTATAACACTGTTTTTTCCTTTTTTAACTCGTACAGCATTAAATCCAGCTTCTTTTAGTTGTTTAATTGATTCAGGTCGAGCATTATCACAGTAGATTGGTGTATTCCTATTGATTTGTGCTCTAGGATCTTTAGGTATAATAGCTTTCATAGAAGTTATTAACCTAGTTGTTGTTTGGCGTTTCTTGTATAGTAACTCTTTAACAAACACTTCGTTTGTATCTCCTTTCGGTACTCCAATTGCAACTAATGCGTTAGGATGAACATAACCAAAATCCAAGCCGAGTGTAATATCTTTTAAATCAGAAGGAAACCCTGCTACTGAATCATAATCCTTGTAAATAACATTTTCTAATGAGCCCCAGTCACCTAAACAATAAATCTTATACCACTGGTAATCTCTTTTACCTAAAGCGTTTAGTTTTTTCTTATACTCCTCATCTAAATACTTATTATCTTCATAAGTAGATAAATGTAAAGAAGCCTCGTCTCCATA